CGAACTATTACACGACCGAAGACACGATTACGGATATGCTCCTTATTCGAGATCGCAATCAACGTCGCATATACAACACAGTCGCTGAACTAGCATCTGCTTTACGAGTGAGAGAGCTTATCGCGGTTGAAGTTATGGAAGATCAGACCAGAACTCTGCCAGGAACATCCGAAGTTGTGAGCTTGAATGGCATCATGCTCAATCCTCGTGATTACACAATGGGTGCCGATAGAGGCGGAGAGGTCACAATGTTTGACGACTTCGACATCGACTATAACCAAATGAAATATCTGATCGAGACCCGCTGCTCTGGTGCTTTAACTCTGCCAAAATCGGCCGTAGTCATTGAAAAGAAGGCCAACGGCTAAATCAATCAAAATGGAAGTAATTGAGGTGGGATCATGAATAAGTTTTACGGCGCTGTTGGTTATGCGGAAACTGAGGATATTAACGATGATGGTGTCTGGCAAGAGCAGATTACCGAGAGAAAGTATGCCGGTGATATTTTGAAATTTATTAGTAGATCTAGAGACGGCGAAAATTTAAATCGAAATATTGTTCCGGATAATCGAATAAGCATCGTGGCGGATCCATTTGCTTATGATAATTTCCACGCAATACGTTACGTGCAATGGATGGAGGCGAAATGGCAAGTAACTTCAGTTGAAGTACAGCGCCCTCGCCTCATCTTAACTATAGGGGGTGTATATAATGAGCAGACGTCTTGAGTTGCATAAGAAATTAATCGATCTGCTCGGATCTCCAAATGTATACTTCCAGCCTCCTGAAAACAAAAAAATAAAGTATCCGGGCATCATATATAAACGTAATTTGGAGGATGCCAAATACGCCGATGATTCATTGTATAATCACACAATGGGTTATATGGTGACAGTTATCGATTCAAATCCGGATAGTGAGATACCGGATAAGATTCGTAGTCTGCCATTGACTAGTTTTAATAGACATTATACGGCGGACAATCTAAATCATGACGTATTCAACGTCTATTATTAAGGAGGAACATAATGAGACTAGTTTGGAATGAGACTGGAGAACGGTTTTATGAAACCGGTGTGCGACATGGCGTCCTCTATCCGATAGCCATAGATGGCACATATCCTTTAGGTATAGCGTGGAATGGTTTGACTGGTATTACGGAAAGTCCTTCCGGTGCTGAACCAACCGCTCTATATGCGGATGATATTAAATATTTGACACTGATGTCAGCCGAAGAATTCGGAGCGACAATTGAAGCATACACTTATCCAGATGAATTTATGAAATGTGACGGATCCGAAGCCATATCTGCAGGCGTATATGCTGGCCAACAGCCGAGACAGGCCTTTGGATTGTCCTATAGGACCGTTATTGGTAATGATATTCAAATGAATGACTTCGGTTATAAGCTTCATCTTATTTATGGCGCTGTCGCTTCGGTATCGGAGAAGGCTTATCAAACAATTAATGACTCCCCCGAAGCAATCACATTCTCATGGGATGTAGCGACTACTCCGGTAAATGTTCCGGGCCTTCAGCCGACGGCATTGCTTACAATCGACTCGACAAAAGTCGAGCCTGCCCAACTTCAAGCATTGGAAAACATATTGTATGGTGGTCCAATGACTGAAGCTCGACTTCCTTTGCCAGAAGAAGTAATTTCGATATTTGCAGCTGCTTAAATAACTTTTATTAAATTCGAAAGGGGTAAAAGTGATGATAAAAATAATATCCGATAATGGAAAAACCATTGAAGCTAGATCGCTGGATGATTTAAAGGATAAAGTAGGCGAGATATTTTCGATGGATAAAAGAGATGACGTGCTTCTGACTTATGTAGTCACTACACGACCGACATCTCGCCGAATTGCGCAATAAATAAAAATATTAAAAATTGAAAGGGGTAAAACACCATGTTGAAAAAAACAATCACCTATACAAATTATAACGATCTCGAGGTAACGGAGGATTTCTATTTCAATCTAACAAAAGCAGAAGTTCTTCAAATGGAAACAGAGATGGTAGGCGGATATTCAAGCTTACTCCGGCGCATTGTTGATTCTAAAGACTCCGAATCAATCATTAACACGTTTAAACAAATAATCAGTAAAGCCTATGGAGAAAAAACTCCAGATGGGAGACGCTTTATGAAATCGCCAGAGATTTCTAGAGCGTTTGAAGAAACGGAGGCATATAGTGAATTGTATGTTGAATTATTCACGAATGTCGATGCGGCCGTAGCATTCATTAACGGGATCATGCCTCCAAAACCAAAAAAAGATCCGGAATTTGATGGGAATCCATCCGAAGGCCCAATTATTCGTGGACCGGCAGAATTAACCAGTTAAAATCAGAAAAGAGGCGAGAGAATGTTGGAGATAGTAATTCCTAAACAGGAGTTCTATGATCAGGTTACTGAAGAGTTTATCAATACAAAAGCTCAACGAATTCAACTCGAACATTCTCTTGTATCTCTTTCAAAATGGGAGTCAAAATGGTGCAAGCCGTTTTTAAGTTCTGAAAAAAACAAGGAAGAAGCTATTGACTACATTCGCTGCATGACCATAACACAAAATATTAAGCCGGATGTGTATAATTATATTCCTCCCATTACACTTTCAGAAATTAACAAATATATCGAGGCTCCGATGACGGCTACATGGTTTAGAGAAATCCCAGGAGCAAAGAAAAATAAAGAAGTAATAACTTCTGAACTTATATATTATTGGATGATCGCTCAGAATATACCAATGGAATGTCAAAAATGGCATTTGAATCGTCTGATCACTCTAATTAAAGTGTGCGCTATAAAGAGTAATCCCCCAAAGAAAATGGGGAAGAAAGAAATGCTCGCCAATCAAAGAGCGCTTAATGAATCTCGGCGATCAAAACTAAATTCGAAAGGGTGATTACAATATGTTTAAAGATTACAAAACGATCACATGTGGTCCTTGTGGAAAAACGTTTGAAGGACGTGAACCAGCTGAAGGCGGGGATTGTTGGTGTCCAGAATGTAGAGCTGAAAAAGAGCTCCCTATTGTTAATGAGGGAGACAAAGTTCCTAAATCAGTCGATAAAGAACTTGAAGGAGGGAGAGGCGAAGATGAGTAATAAAGCTCGAAAAAAAAGCCCACTCACAACGTTCGAACGGATTTCGCCAAACTCAACAAGACCGCGAACCGGTCGCATCCGTAGAAATACACCCCATTGTGTTGCCGGTAATCTGACGATTGAATCGACTTTGGGTCTTGAAAGATTCATAAAACCTGATCCAAAAAATGGAGCTTCCTGTAATTATGCAGTTGGAACAGATGGTCGCATTGGTCTTGGCGTTGAGGAGATTAATCGATCCTGGTGTACCGCTAGCCAAGCGAATGATCAAGAAGCAATCACGACCGAGATAGCTAATAATACTGGTGGGCCGGATTGGAAGATGAGCGATGCGGCGATCAATGCCTGGTTGAATCTATCGGTTGACATTGCTAAATTCTACGACTTCAAAGAAGTGAAATACCAATCTAAGCCCGCAAATATTTCGCGGGATCAAGTCGAGACATGGATTAAGACATGGTCGAAGCCGGATGATATGATAATCACAATTCACAATTGGTATTCGGCTAAACCATGTCCGGGCCCGTACTTCATTCGTCAACTTCCGTGGCTTGTCAAAGAGATCAATAAGCGACTTGCTGATCCGAACTATGTTCCCGAAGCATTTGTCGGCGAAGGCGCAACTCAAACGCTAGCTACTCCATCCATCGGCACTAAAACGATAAGCGAGATAGCTCAGGAAGTAATAAATGGAGCCTGGGGGAACGGCCAAGATCGAATCAATCGATTAACAACAGCCGGATACAATCCGTTGGAAGTGCAGAATCGAGTCAATGATTTGATAAAAGGATCAAGTCCGCCGCCAGCTCAAACAAATCAAAATGGCAGCAATTTGCAAGCGAATCAACCCAACGATAAGGTGATTTGGGATTTTCTAAAAAACAAAGGTCTAAGTGACTATGCTGTCGCGGGTATCATGGGTAATCTGTTCGCGGAAAGCGGATTAAGATCAAACATTCTCCAAAACACATTCAAGAATTCGCTAAAGATGACGGACGATCAATACACAAATGGCGTCGATAATGGCTCATATAAGAATTTTATACAGGATAAAGCTGGTTATGGTTTAGTGCAGTGGACCTTCCATTCGCGCAAACAAGCGTTGCTTAACTTCGCCAAAACTCAAAGAACTCCGCCAGCATCCATCGGTAATCTAGCTATGCAATTGGATTTCATGTGGCAAGAGATGTCGGCCTACAAAGACATGATAGTTATCCTCGGCCGAGCGACAAACATTCGCGAAGCATCAAACACTTTCATGATAAATTACTTGAGGCCAGCGGATCAATCTAAGGCCGCACAAGATAGAAGAGAAGCTTTCGGAGAGGAATACCATAGACAATTTGGTAATCAATTGATAGTTACTCCATCGCAGCCATCAAGTCCAACGACGCCTATTGTTCCGCCAACCACACCTTCGACTAATAAGTCTGTAAACTATCCAGTCACAATAGCGGCATCAGCGCTTAACATTCGCAAAGGGCCTGGAATAAATCATTCAGTAGTTCAAACGCTTGCTAATGATCGAAATCTCTATACGATCGTTGAGGAAGCAGAAGGTGTCGGCGCAAAGAAGTGGGGGCGCCTGAAATCCGGAATAGGCTGGATTAGTCTCGATCATGTTCGAAGACAATAAAGGAGTCCAATCAAAATGGCAGCGATTCGTATCACACATCGAGGAAACTTCAATAACCTCGAGAGATTTTTGAAAAATTATGATAAATCGAAGCTAATAGGTATTCTTAACTCCTACGGTAGAAAAGGCGTTGCCGCATTAAAATCTGCCACTCCTGTTGATTCTGCCTTAACTGCGAACTCCTGGGGATATAGAACGAGTGTTTCCAGGGGTTCGTTCTTTATTATTTGGACAAATGACAACTTTACTAGTAATGGAACGCCCGTCGCTATACTCATACAGTATGGACATGCAACGCGAGGCGGAGGTCTTGTTAAGGGTCAAGATTTTATAAATCCTGCGATTATGCCGATCTTCGAAAAGATTGCGGACGCAGTATGGCAGGAGGTTAGACGCACATGAGTAGAACAATCGACGAACGTATTGTTGATATGCAATTCAACAATAGACAGTTCGAAGAGGGCATCAAAAATACCATGAAATCTATGGATGATTTGAAAAGTGGCCTCGATGGGATGACTGGTAAAGTCGGAGATGCTTCTGATAAAGTTGGACTCTCATTTAGTGCCATGCAAGTTGTTGCTGCGACAGCCCTTGCCAAACTTACAGATTCAATAATTGATTTCGGAACTCAGACTGCAAAATCTCTTGGATTAGATCCAATAATAGCAGGTTTTGCCGCTTATGAGCAACAAATAGCATCGACAAAAGGTATCATGAATGCTACTCGGAGAGAAGTAGAGGATGTTGAGAATGCTCTCAAACCTCTGATCTTCTTTGCTGACGAAACAAGTTTTAGTTTTCAACAAATGATTGACAGCGTTAGACTGTTCACTGGTGCGGGGATAGAACTTGAAGATTCTGTCACCGCAATGCAAGGTATCGGATCAGCATCGGCCTTGGCCGGTGTAGAAATTGGTAGAATGGAAACAGTCTTCGACGCATTGAGTAAATCCATAGGTATGGGTGTTCTGCGAAGAAGAGAATGGGATAGACTGCAAATGGCCGGACTCGGCACAAGTATAGAATTTAAAGAAATACTCATTGATACGGCCGTAGCTATGGGGACCCTGGAGGAATCCAGTGGTAAGTTCTATACATTGACTGCCGATTCAAGCGGTGACATAAACAAAGCTGAAGTAAGTATTGGTAATCTTAGCGACACCCTGAAAGAAAACTGGGTCACAACCGAAGTAATGATGGAAGTATTCGGCGAATTCGGCTCATTTGCGCAAGCAACTTTTGAACTCGTTGAAGAAACCGGAATGTTGGCTTCCGATGCAATGAGCCAATTAAGTACGGAGACTCAACATTTCAGCGAACGAGGCATGAGAGCTGCTCAAGAAGCAAGAACTCTAACTGATACTTTAGAAGCTATATCCAATACGATAGCGGCCAGATGGCGTGAAACTTTCAGACTTCTGGTTGGTAATGTTGATGAAGCTACAGAATTATGGACCGATGTCGTTGAGGTATTATGGGACTTATTTGTAACCAGCGGCGACGTACGTAATGAGGTTCTTTCTACTTGGAGAGCCTTAGGGGCTACGGACGATTTTCCAGGTTTAGACGGTCGAGCCGTCCTTTTGGAAGGTCTTGCTAATATTGGAAGATCTCTTCTGGCGGTAATAGAAGCTATTCAAGAAGCTTGGTCAAACATATTTCCACCAATGACTGCTGAGAAGCTTTATGAGATAACGGAGAACTTCAGAGATTTTACAGAACGATTAATTATCAGTGAAGAAACAGTTGATAAGCTACGAAGAGTATTTGAAGGATTATTCGCGGCTCTAGATCTCGCAAGAATGGGCGTTTCTGCGATATTTCAAGTTATGGGGCGCCTAATAGGAGCTTTCTCTCCTGTCGGAGCTGGACTTTTTGATATAACAGTCGGGATCGCTGATTTCATTGTGGCTTTACGTGAAGCAGTCATCGATGGCGATATTTTTGGAAAAGGTGTCGAAACTATTGGTGAAATTTTAGATGGCGTTAGATCTGTCATCCAAAGAGCTGCCGAAAATGTAAGAGAATGGATTGGTAAGCTTGGGGAATACTTACAAGGGTTTAGTGGAATCGACTTGGGGGCACTCAAGATCTTCAGCAGAGATGTTGAAATAGCATTCACTCCTTTCACTTTCATAGCTAATGTATTCAAGAAAGCATTCGAAGTGGTTGTTGCAGTTTTTCAATGGGCTGTACCACTCGTGGAACCATTGGCTAGGAAGTTAGGGGAGGCATTCTCCAACTTCGGCGCCAAGATAGGCGAAGCGGTCAGAAGCGGCGATCTAAAAGCACTTCTTGATCTTGTTAATACCGGCCTTCTTGGTTCTCTTATCTTCGGAATCAGAAAATTCATAGATTCATTGACAGGAATAACAAAAGGCGCATCTGGTGCTCTCGATAGCATCCAAGGCATACTCGATGGTGTACGAGGATCCCTCGAAGCCTATCAGCAGAAACTAAAGGCTGACACACTACTTGTAATCGCAGGAGCAATAGCTTTATTGGCTGGATCAATTCTGATACTATCAACGATCGATACTGGAGCCATGGCGACATCTCTCGCGGCGATAAGCGTTCTATTCGTTGAACTTACGGCAGTCTTAGTTGTTCTCGATAAACAGATGGGAGCACTTGGAGTAGTCAAAATGGGAGCGATTGGTGCTCAAATGGTTGCTTTGTCTGCCGCAATCCTAATCCTATCGTTCGCAATGAAAAACATTGCAAGTCTCGATTGGGAAGGACTTATGAAGGGCGCCGTTGGACTTGCTAACTTAGCTGGAATTCTGATCGCCGCATCTCATGCCATGTCTCAAAATGTCGGGCGACTTACAACTGGAGGACTAGGCTTAATAGCCTTCGCCACAGCATTACTGATCCTAACACAAGCTGTCAAATCTCTATCCGAGCTTGATGTCGGCGAACTTGCCAAAGGTTTAATTGGTGTCGGCATCATGATGGGCGAAATCGCTGCTTTTAGTCATCTTGTGAAGCCTGAAAAGCTAATGAGCACTGGTTTAGCTATGATTGCTATGGGTACAGCTCTTAATATTATGGCCAGTGCAGTGCGTTCCTTCGGAGCTCTCAGTCTAGAAGAATTAGCGAAGGGTTTAGGCGGTATAAGTGTTGCCCTTGTTGCCGTAGCTGGGTTCACTCAAATTGTCAAACCGGAGAAGCTAATGAGTACTGGTTTAGCTATGATTGCCATGGGCGCAGCTCTTAATATTATGGCTAGCGCTGTTGAGAAATTTGGATCTATGGATCTTGAAGATCTTGCTTCCGGATTGGCTGGAATGGGCGCAGCTCTTGTTGCTATAGCCGCATTTACACAAGTAATCAATACTCAAAAAATATTCACAACTGGCGTCGCAATGATCGCTCTAAGTACCGCACTTCTCTTAGTTGCTCAAGCTGTTAAAATGTTTGGTGGTATGTCATGGGAAGAGCTTGCTAGAGGATTAATAGGTCTCGGTGGAGCTATTCTCGTATTAGCTGTCGGAGCAAATGCCATGACTGGAGCTTTGGGTGGAGCAGCAGCAATGGTTGTTATGGCAACAGCTATAGCAATTCTTGTCCCGCCATTAATGCTTCTTGGCATGATGGATCTAGCCAATATAGGTCTTGCGTTACTAGCTCTTGCCGGAACATTCACCGTGGTTGGTGTAGCCGGACTTGTTCTTGGTCCACTAGTTCCGATAATCTTAGGGCTCGCAGGAGCAATCGCATTGTTGGGTGTCGGCGTCTTAGCAATAGGCGCAGGATTACTAGCTTTCGCAGCTGGAATTACAGCATTAGCTCTTGCGGGAACTGCTGGAGCGGCGGCGTTAGGAGTATTTGTAAATGTCATGATAGGGTTTGTTCCGTCCATAGCAGCGGCGATTGGGCGAGGATTGATAGAAGTTGTAAAAGTCCTTATTGATGGTATGGATGTGTTGATGGATGGTGCAAAAGCTATATTTATGGGTCTACTCGGAATAATTAGAGAAATGACCCCGCCAACCGTTGAAACACTTCTAGAGTTTATAAATACACTTCTTAGGAATTTAGCGGATGCTGCGCCTGAAATGATGGATTCAGGAATGCGTCTACTTCTTGCTATATTAGAAGGTTTAAGGAATCATATTGGTGACATTGTTGTTGTAGCTTTAGAAATCGTTGCGGAATTCTTGAGAGGATTAGCTGAAGGTATTCCAGGAGTAATTGAATCTGCTGTCGATATTATCGTGGCATTCATGGATACAATTGGTAATGAGACCCCACGCATCATTGATGCCGGCTTCAAGATGACCATTGACTTCATTAACGGACTCGCAGATGCAATACGAGAAAATACTCCAGTATTGGTTGAAGCCTTCTGGAATCTGGCTGCGGCTATGATTGAAGGCCTTGTTGCGGGATTGTTTGCTGGTATTGATGGGGCTGTTGGTGCGGCTATAGCTCTAGGCGAATCAATGATCAAGGGAGTCAAGGATGTTTTAGGAATTGCTTCCCCATCTAAAGTATTCGAGGAAGAAGTTGGAAGAAACATTGCTCTCGGAACAGCTAAGGGTATTGACGACAACGCCTCCAAATCAGCTAAGGCGGCTAAGAAAATGGCCGATGACGCTTATAATGCGGCTAAATCCTGGATACAAGATTATCGGAATGATGTCGAATATATGGCATCTGAAGAAATGAAAATGTGGGAAGTACTCGCTGAAAGTTATGAGGCTAAGTCAAAAGAGAGAATAGAAATTGATAAAAGTATTCGAGCTCTTCAAGATCAAATAGCCAGAGAAAAAGCTGCTGCCGAGAAAGAGGAATTTGAGAATTCCAAAATGTGGATGGAGCGAGAAAAAAGACTTAGAGAAATGACGCTCAATGAGGAATTGAGTCATTGGGAGCGCGTTCAAGCGCGATATTCTGAAAGCTCAGAAGCTCGTCAAAGAGCTGATCAAGAGATATTTAATACCTTCATGTCGAGAGCTAAGGATAGAACCACTGCAATCGATGAAGAATACGAGATTTGGGAATTTGCTCAGACTCGATATTTAGAAGGCTCAATCGAAAGACAGCGAATCGATGAAGAGCTAGAATCCGTTCGGCAGAGAATATATGAGAATCAAGTGCAAAATATTGAGAAGATAGATAAATTGGAAGCCGACTATGCTAATTCTGTCGAAAGCCGCACTAGTCAAATTGTTGGCGCATGGGGTATGTTTACCGAAGTAAAAGAAAAGGATCAAGTTGCCGGAGAAGATCTCATAAAGAATCTGCAGGATCAAGTCAATGAATTAGACAAGTGGGCCGATAATTTAACTGCATTAGCTAAAAGAGGCGTTGACGAAGGTCTTATTTCAGAATTACAAAAAATGGGACCATCAGCTAATACCGAGATAGACGCTCTAACTAAGATGACAGATAAGCAGTTAGCCAAATACGAAGAGCTTTGGGTCCAAAAACATGAGCGAGCAAGAAGTCGAGCCGTAGAAGAATTAATAGGCATGAGAGAAGACATCGACAACCAAATCGAAGAGATTCAAGTCGCTTTAACTAATCTTAATCTTATTGGAACTGGTAATCGTTTCATACAAGCTGGTGAAGAGTCGATGGATGGATTGATTAGCGGCTATGAAGATAAAGCTCCGGAACTCCATACTGTTGTGGCTAACATCAATGAGCAGTCTGTAAACGGTTTCCTATCCTTTAAACCCAAATACCAAGATACTGGTAAGCATCTTGGTAATGCGCTGATACAAGGTTGGAAAGATCGCCAACCAGAAACTGTAGCTTCGGCCAGAACAACCACTACCGCAGCTCTTGGTGAAGTAAGCTCTCATGGACCGCAGTTCCATAGAGTAGGTCAGAACCTAACAATGAGTATGGTTGACGGAATACTCAGTCGAATTGGCGATGCTGTAAGAGCCGGGACCGAGATCGCAAGAGCTGCCCATCAAGCAGCGATGGATGAAGCTGAGATTCGCTCACCATCAAGGAAGTTCTTCAAAATAGGAGAGTTCTGTGCCATTGGTCTGGCTAATGGTCTTGAAGCCTACGCTTTCTTAGCTGAAGATGCGGCTGTTGATATGGGGGAAGACATGATACGTGGCTTCAACGATATCGTATCCACTATAAGCGACGTGATCGACATGGATTTAGACTTAGTTCTAGTCATCAGACCAGTTATAGACATGACAGATATTGAAAGTGGAATAAGCGATATTTCCAACATGTTCGAACGGAAACCGCAACTCAATTTAACCGGACTAGTAAATATGGTTGGAAGCGTATCTAGAGCAATAGCTCGCCCAGAAAGAGAAGCGTTCGAGACCAGTGGCGAACAAGAAAGCGACAAGATATTTACCTTCACTCAAAATAACTATTCACCAGCGGCATTGTCTAGAATAGATATTTATAGACAAACGCGAAATCAATTTTCAGCGTTCAGAGGGGTGTTAGATTAACCATGATCAAATCAATAACAGTCAAAAATTATTTGGACGAATCGATCGAATTCATATTGACTAATCCTGAAAAAAGTGGATTTTATGTCAAAGAAGTTGAAGGGTTAGGCCCCCCAATCGCAAATATTAATCTTACAGAGGTGTCGACGAACGACGGTGGAATATACAATTCGGCTAGAGCAATATCTAGAAACATTGTGTTCACACTTGGCTTTCTTCAACAGCAAGAAAATGAAGAGCTGGAACAAGAAAGACGAACCATCGAGGATGTTCGACACCTTTCTTATAAATATTTTCCAATAAAGAAAAAAGTAACAATAATTGTGGAAACAGACAATAGAATTGTAGAGACTTATGGTTTTGTTGAGAAGAATGAGCCTATAATATTCAGTCAAAGACAAACAACTCAAGTCTCAATACTTTGTCCGGATCCCTTCTTCTATTCTCAAGATCAAATGGTTACACTTTTCCTGGCTGTTGTGCCTATGTTCGAATTTCCCTTTTCTAATGAATCACTGACTGAAAATATGCTGATCATGGGGGAAATTTGGCCGAGAGAGACGCGATCTATATATTATGAAGGGGATGCCGAAGTCGGAGTTGTTATGCATATTTTCGCTAGAAGCGAGGCATCCAACGTTACAATTTTCAACCCCGAAACAAATCAAAGAATGACTATAAACAATGATCGCCTAAGACAACTTACTGGATCTGGAATAGTCAATGGCGATCATATCATTATTTCAACAGTTAGAGGCGATAAACACATTACGCTGATACGAAGAGGCATCTCTTATAATATTCTCAATGCACTTAATCGCGATGCCTACTGGTTTCAACTATCAAAAGGAGATAACATATTTGCTTACACCGCTGAGTATGGTCTCTCCTGGATCGATTTTCGAATCGAGAATCGAATAGTCTACGCGGGGGTGTAATATGAGTTTTCGAATATTAAACACAAAATTCATAGATATTCTAGAGCTTGATGAATTTGAATCTATGATATGGGTAGATCGATATT